CAAGGAAGGTATTGGATTTGTCGAAACGAGGAAGTTTTACGGTATCGACCCGAGGGAGATCATTGTCGAGGCCGGATGGAACCCAAGGACGGACTTCTCGGGGGAAGAGGAGCTGATTCAGTCGATCATCGAGAATGGGGTCAAGCGCCCGGTTATCCTAAAGCGTAACGCCGAGGACAGATACGTCCTTGTCGATGGAGAGCGCCGGTTGCGCGCCACACTCAAAGCAATCGCAATGGGCCATGATATCAAGTCAATCCCGGCCATTCTCGAAAGCCCGAAGATCAGCCAGACGGAATCACTCTTTGACGCCATCATCGCGAATGACGGGAAGCCATTTGACCCTCTCGAAGAGGGCGAGGCGTTCCGGCGTCTTGTGGCGTGGGGTAACAAGGTATCAGATATCGCAAAGAGGCTCGGCAAGTCCGTCACTCATGTCCAGGGGAGGATTGACCTGTCAAATGCCTCTCCCGTCCTGAAGGATGCAGTCAAGGAGAAGCGCGTCAATGTCTCCCTGGCGACTCAAATCCAGAAAAAGTCAAAGGGCGACGAAAGCATCCAGAGAGATTTGACCGAGAAGGCATCGACGGGCAAAGAAGGAAAGGCCGAGGTCAAGAAGACCGTAGCCCCGGAGAGTAAGAAAGGCGATACTTACCGGGCTCTGGCCTTAAATTCAACTTCAAAAGATGTCGCGTCGTATTGGTTCGGGAGGTATGTCGAATGCACCGGCAATACTGACCTTGATAGTAAATTCTCGTGGATAGCGCGGTAACGCTTGAAGTGAGACGCGCGCCTTGGCGCGTCGAACTCTACTGACTGGTTCTACGGCGCGGTTATTAATTAGAAAAGGAGAATAAATGGATACTATGGAACAGTATATAGAAGAAATGTATTGGGAGTTTGACGGGGCGGTTAAAGGATATGGAGAATATAAAGGGCACCCTCAGACCGAGAGAGACGCCTTTAAAATGAAAGTGCGAAAGGCTTTGAAAGAACAGCATAGGAGAATAGTAGAAGACTTAATGAACCAAAAGCCGTAGAACTATAAAATAACCAGTGGATTGAACGCAGTGAAAGCCATCTGCGTTGATTGGCTGGTTATAATTTTTGCATTAGGAGGGTAATTAGATGAGAGGATATGCGTGCATAGGATTGGATAATCCGAAAAGTTCCGTTAATGTAGGGTCGGCCCTAAGAGCTGCAGGGTGCTATGGGGCTGCAATGGTGGCTATGACGGGCAACCGGAGCGGAAGAACACCCACTGACACCATGAAGCAGTATCGACATAGGCCGTTGCTGCGTGTTGAAAATTTGAAAGATGTTATTCCATACGACTGCGTTCCTGTAGCAGTTGATTTGATAGACGGTGCTATACCGCTACCAGAGTATAAGCACCCTGAAAGAGCCTTTTACATTTTCGGAGCTGAAGATGCGACGCTGGGAAACCGGGTGATTTCTTGGTGCCGAGATATCATTTATATTCCGACTGATGGGTGCATGAACTTAGCAGCAACGGTAAACGTTGTGCTATATGATAGGCTTGTTAAGCAAAAATTATAACCCGGCGCTATACCGACTCCTCTATCATCAATAAACAAGAAAATCTATAAACTTTAAAGACTTGAGTGTATAAGTTGATGATTAACTTGAATATGAAGCAAGGAGGTCAAAATGTCTCAGATAGATAGCCTGTTCTTATTCCTGTTTACTGGACCGAAGACAAGCCTTGAAATCGCCTCTCATGTCAATACAACGTGCGCGTCAACCATCGTAAGCGATCTCAGGCAGAAGGGATGCGATATCCGGCGGCGTCTTATCGGTTACACTGAAAACGGAAGGCCGATCAATCAATATTCTATGCTGTCATGGCCGAAGAGTATGGCCGTGCTGGCGATGTGATTCAATTAACTTTATAGAGGAGGAGATATGGCGCAAGTTGAATTGTTCAAAAAACACGAAGACAAGGTAGATTTCATCCAGGTTGATAGCGTAATAGGGTCAGGATATGAAGACCAGGTAGCAAAATTGGCGATTGAGGATGGGGTTGCATATAGGGCGGCAAGAAAGAATATGCAAATTCATTCAGCAATCATCCTGAAGATAAATGATGAGTTCAGCGGGTTTTTTACATACCAAGTCAACCATGAAGCAAAAGAGTTTTGCCTGTTGCAGTCGGCAATGCTTTTGGATAGAAAAAACAAGGAAATATACAGTGGAATGGTCAAAGAGATAATTAATCAAAACGCATTCGGATATCCGATGATTATGACTGTAAGCACTAAGCATGACCTTGAATGCCCAAGTGTATTTAGGGCCATAGGTTTTGAGACATATCTCAATCTAAGCGGATATGAATATATGGTATATGGAACCTTCGACCAAATCCGCATGAAACGCCTGGCTCACGCCACTATGACAAATGCATGGACAACGACGCGGGCCGACTGGCTCAAAATGAAAAAAGAATGGAACGAGAAGATAGAGGCGGCAGGAGAAAGGCACGGGATAATCAACCCCAAATTTGCATCGCGTGATGGATGCTGGCAAGGGTCGAATGGTTTTTCTAATGTCGTTCTTTCAAGCAAAGAGATAGACGATGATGGAAACGTAAAGCATAACAAGGGAAAATCTTTCAACGGAAACGCATCAGTCCTTGATCCTGTGGCCTGTGAAGTAATTCTTCGCTTTTTTATGCCGACAAAAGGGCGTAGGGTCTACAACCCATTCGGGGGCGGGGTTCAGTTTGGTTTTGTCACTGGATTATATGGCTATGAATACATCGCCAGCGAGATACGCCAGAATCAATGCGATGCTAATAACGCAATTTGCCAGGACCTAAACAGCGCAAAATGGATAAAAAGTGATAGTTCAACATACGATCCCGACGGCATGTTTGACCTTGTTTTTTCGTGCCCTCCCTATTACAAAGTTGAGAAATATATTGATTATGATGGTATAATACCAGATGGAGAGCTAAACGATATGCCATCATACGATGAATTTCGAGATACATTATTTAAGGGTTATAAGAAGGGGATTGAACACCTTAATGAAAATTGCTTTTTCGTGATAATGACCGGAGACTCAAGAGATAAAAACGGGGCTTATTACGGTTGTGAGGCAGAGCATGAACTTTTCTTCAGAGATCAGGGGTTGCATATCTACAACAAGATTACATATCTCGAATGTGAGTTTACAAGGCTAGCCCACGCAAAGAGGACACTTGATTACAGGAAGTTCCCGAAGCGTGAACAAAAAATATTAGTGTTCTATAAGGGCGATATGAAAAAAATAAAAGACCTCTATCCACCTATAGGAAGACTTTGATGCCACGGTATAGCGAAAGAATAACCTTGACGCAATCAAAGAGGGGAGTCTGGGGCCTTGACCCATTCAAGGGTTGCGATTATGGCATGGCAAACAATGAGAATGGATGTTATGGGGTTTGCTACGCCGCAAGGATAGCCAAGTCAAAAGGATTCGATTTCAGCGGGCTTGTATATCGCAAATTCGATGGGTATTGGCACAAAAGAGAAATATTGAAAGAGATAAAAAGACTTATCTTCATAAGGCTTGGGATAATGTGTGACCCGTCGAGTGATTGGGGGCATACTATCGATATAATAAACGAGATAAGGCCATATCAAGACAAGATAGTAATTATCACTAAGCACTGGACAGCTTTGACCGACAACCAGAAGGCATATTTGGGCGGCATCGTTGTTAATACGTCAATATCGGCTTTAGATAGCGATGATTTAATTGAATATAGGCTGGCTCAATACCAAGACCTGAAAAAGTATTGCAGCAGCATATTGAGGGTTAATTCTTGCGATTTCATAGATGCTAAATTAAAGGCGAGACAAGACGCGCTATTAAACAATGAAGACGTGATAAATAATGTCTTGAGATTGAACAAGAGCCATCATCTAGTAACAGGGGGGAAGGTCAATATCTATAAAGCCGATTTTCTAGGTAGTAATTCATACCCAAGTTTAAACAATGATGTATATTTCGGTGATTGCTATAGGTGCCCAGACAAGTGCGGCATAAAAGAAGTCAACACGAAATATGAGCAATTCAGTTTGACCTTTAACTAAAAGGGAGGGGCTTTGAAGAAGATTCTTGTCATAAAGTTATGCGAAGAATGCCCATACTCGACCAATTATGAGTTCATTGTAGTATGCCAGAAGTCAAAACGAAAGGTAGATGGTATAAAAAATATTAATCCAAAATATCCTGTAATGTTTATTCACCCTATTCCTTTTGACTGCCCATTGGAAGACTTTAAAAAGAAAGTATGAGATCACAAGGCAAGACAAAGAACTTCACGCGGTCTATCCGGTCATGCCCACGCGCCATAGATGACCAGGCGCTGTCAGATGTCATCCGGGAGAAGGCAAAGGCATTGCGCTCCAACGGCGTCAAGGTCAAGTTTGATATCTCGAAGATGAACCGGAAGGAGAAGGTGGGCTTCAACGGGCGGCTTGACGAGATGTTAATTCAGTTTGAGGCCGGAAAGTAAAATAAGGCGGTTGCTAATTTAAGGGGGGAGAAGATGATAGACATAAAGCCGCACCACATGGCCGGAAGGTTTACGTTGCAGACTACGTGCGAAGATGGGATAATATCTCAAGAGTTGCAGTCTATTCAAGAGGGCCACGTGGAAAGAATCACGAAATGGGTATGCGACACGAAAGAACAGGGGATAAAGGACGCGCTGATTAAGATGGGATGGACACCGCCCAAGGGCGATAAAACAGAAGAAGGAGGCAATAAAGATGCTTAACAAGATTCCGATCATAGGCTGGATATTGAGCGCAATAGGGGCAATCGGGCTATCAGTTCCATTCTGGTTCTTCTGGACGGTAATGGAGATCGGCAAGAGGTACTTTTATTTTGTGCCTGCAACGTATCAATCCATAGGCTTCGCTGATTGCGTCGGTCTTTTCATCGTGATAGCGATATTGAAGGGTACATTGACACCGAACATATTCAGCGTTTCAAACTCGCAAGCCGTCAGAAATGATGGGAGAGAAGATAAAACTATTGAAATAATCAAGCGATAGTGGTATTTTCATAGAATGGATGACAAAGGCGACAAGCCAAACAAGATAAGCAGGCCAGTAGGAAGGCCGAAGATAGTCGAAACGCCCGAAGAAATGGATGCGTTGTTTGAGTCGTACTGCAAGCTATGCAGTGAGGACGAAATCCCGATAACACTTACGGGGGCAATCCTCGCTCTCGGTCTTTCATCGAAAGAAGCGTTCTATCAATACGGCAGACGGGCAGAATTTGTGGACTCGGTAAAGAAAATCCGACTTGCCGTTGAAAATGCGTATGAAACGAACCTCCACCGGACGGGATGCACGGGGTCAATCTTTGCCCTAAAGAACATGGGATGGCACGACAAGCAGATCATCGAGGACAACCGGGACTTTGGGAGCATGATAGACCGGAAGATACGATCAACGCCTGGGCTTGCTGAGAAGCTCGAAGAGGACTTCATTGACGATTAAGGTGTACGATGAAAATAGATATCAAGGAATTGGGTGAAGAAACGAGATTGAGTCTATCTGCTGAAAATCAAGCAGAAGAATACCAATTAAAAGAATTGAGCGAAGCATTAAATGGAAGAGGTGTCTTTTGTGGTGCTTGGCACAATTATGAAGGTAAAAAAGGAATTTGTATCATCGTTGGAGGCGACGAAAAACTTACTTGACGGTTGACAATTTATGCGAGGTGTAACCCTAACTGGTAAGGGACCGTATGGCAGCGCACCATAGTACATGCTCATTGTACCAGAGCGGAATGAGCGATTGCGGGTTCAAGTCCTGCCACCTCGCCAGAATTTTTACAGCATGGGAAGACTGGCAACAATAAAGGGGGAAAGAATGAATATCGAGATATTGTTAATGCTGGCAATGATAGGAATTAATACTGTTGGCTGTATTGTTACTTTTTACATATTATTTATAAAGAAAGATACTGGCAATAGACCACGGGGAAGAGTAAAAATCAATATTCGAGAGGGGGCTATTCAGAAGGGTGGATGGAATGAAGCCCCTACTACAGAAAGGCCATCACCGCCTAAAGGTCAAGGTTGACACCCGATGAAATAGCCTACATGGCCCGGAATCATCTATGGGCCTTTCCGAAACTCGCCTCGGGGCATAAATGCCCGCGCCATCTTGTCTATGCCTCAAAGGTCTTGATTGATACGATCAAGAGGCGATCCCCAAAAGTAAAACTCCTCATCCTAAACGCCCCACCCCGCCACGGCAAGACTGAGCAATTCCCTATCCACGGGACGCCGTTCATCCTCGGCCACTATCCAGAGAAAAAGATCATCATTGCATCATACGCCGCCAGCCTATCAGAGCGCCATTCCGCCAAGGCCCGTGACCTCTTTGCCGAATGGGGGCCGGTCCTGTGGAACGTCAAGCCCCATAATGCCGTCTTTGGCCGGTCCCTATGGCAGACGGAGAAGGGGGGGGAGGTCTTGGCCGTCGGTCTGGATGGTGGTACTTCAGGCTTCGGGGCCGATATCCTTTTTGTCGATGACTACCACAAGAACCGTGAACAGGCAGAATCCGCGCTCCAGAGAGACAAAGCCTGGACATGGTGGCAGAGTGTGGCCGGGACACGTATTCACCCGAACGCTACAATCGTCTTCTTTGCTACCCGCTGGCATGATGACGATATCATAGGTAGGATATTGCTCCAGCACAAAGAGGAGGGCGCAAGATCACCCTTCGACTTGACCTATATCAACCTTCCGGCCATTGCAGAAGAGGACGACGCGCTTGGCCGTGAACCTGGCGAGGCGCTTTGGCCGTGGTGGATGGACACTGAAAGGCTCAATCATGTCAAGAATACCGTCGGGCCGTATGAGTGGAGCGCACTATTTCAGGGGCATCCAACGTCAAGGGGAGGGTCACTATTCAAGAGCGATGACTTCCGCTACTATACCGTCGATTCTCTTTCCTCTGATTTCCTGTGCTGGCGGAAGGATATTGCAGAGCCTTTGAGGATAAGCCGAAAGTCTTTGATGCGTCATGCCTACATTGACCCAGCTCTCGAAGTCAAGACGACGAACGATCCTACTGGCATGGCGGCATGGGGATATTCAAGGGAGCATCGGATATGGTTGCTTCTCGACAGGAAGAACGCCCGCATTGAACATCACAAGATTATGGATGCAATCAAACTCTTTGCATTTAAGGCAGAGTGTAGTAAAATAGGCATCGAAAACGAGAAGATAGGAAAAATACTCATCAAGCAGAGCGCCGGGAACGATGAGATATGGGGGAAGAAGATCCCATTCTTTGAAGTCCCGACAAAGGGGCTTGACAAATACGCCAGGGCAACTCCGATGGCGTCATACATAGAAGCCGAGCGGGTATTCTTTCCGAAGAACGCCCCCTGGCTTTCGGAGTATGAGACGAGCCTTGTAAAGTTCCCATCGGTTGCACATGATGAGGACATAGACGTTACAGCGATGGCGCAAGACATGGAGAGCAAACTGACCTTGGCCGAGATCATGGCCGGAAAGAGGTAGAGAATGGGGAGACAGAGGAAGAAAAGAGCGGATGCCGCAATAGTGGGGAAAATGGATGCCTACGCGAACCTTACCAATATGTTCGGGACAAGCCTTGACCCCTACGTAAACACGAATTTTGCAAACGGTACAGTATTCACCCAACAGCAACTAGAGGCATATTACCGCTATGACTGGATGGCCCGGAAGGTCATCGAGATATACCCCGAAGACGCATTGCGGGAGTGGATCGACTTCAAGACGGATGATGATGCCCTGGCCGAGGCTGTCATGGATAAGCTCAAGCAGTTGAAGGTCAAGGAGAAGGTCGTCGAGGCCGCGATATGGGGAAGGCTCTACGGTGGGGCTCTTATCATCCTGGGGGCGGTGGATGGAGGCAATCCCGAAGAGGAATTGAAGGATAAGATAGATAGCTTTGACTTCCTCACCGTCATCGACAGGTGGCAGGCCGAGATTGCATCATATCAGGATGACCCCATGAAGCCCGGTTTTGGGGAGCCGCTGACATACCGCATACACCCTAGAAACACCACGAAGGGAGCAACTGGCGCTATCATCCACGCCAGCCGGGTCATCAAGTTTGATGGCGTTATGATATCCGAGACTGACAGGATTGCAAACTCGGGTTGGAATGACTCTGTGCTGGTAAGCATTCAAGACGCTTTAAAGCCTTTCGGCGTTTCACTTCAGGCCGGGGCGCAACTCTTCACTGACTTTATCACCAAAGTCCTGAAAATGGACGGCCTTTCGGATTTGATGGGGACGACGGAAGGAAGAAACGCTATCGCATTAAGAATACGCGCTGCGATAGCCAATATGTCGAATAAGGGTATAGTCGTAATTGAGGGCAAGGCAGGATTGAACGAAGACTTCACGAAGATCCAGACGCCCATCACTGGGTTCGTCGAACTTCTCTCCATCTACATCGATATCATGTCCGGCGCTGCCAACGTGCCAAAGACTCGACTTTTCGGCCAGAGCATAGGGACCACAAGGGCCGGGGCCGACGAGGACACGCGGTCATATTATGACCAGGTGAAGAACTACCAGGAGACGGATATCCGGCCTGCGTTGGAGAGAATCTGCCGACTCGTCATGCTGTCGATGAAGAAGGCCGACAAATGGGCAATCGAGTTTAATTCATTGTGGCAAATGAGCGACAAGGAGAAGGCCGAGGTTCGGAAGATGATGGCCGAGGCGGATCAGAAGTATTTCGACATGGGGGTAGTAACTGCGGAGGAGATCGGATTGAGCCGCTTCTCCCCTGATGGCTACTCTGTGGAGACTTCGCTTAACTTTGAGGCGAGGGGGGAGATGGAGGAAGATAGAGAGGAGCCGGAGGAATAAATGGCAAACGCGACCGTAAACAGGACGATGTATGTTAGGCATTTAGACCAGCGCCACACATTGAATGTCGAGGTTAAAATTACAAGGGAATTCAAGTTTCGCCTTGCCGTTGCTAAAGTCTTGATTATGTGCGCGGCTTACATATTAGGTTGCGGCATTGATATAAAAGAGGCAGAGGAATAACATTCGAGACAAGGAGGTAACGAACAAATTAAGGCGACGGAGCTACGCGACGGTCGCCCTTGAATGAAGGGTTAGGGTAGCTTTTTAGTTTCATTGGATGATTTTTTGTCGCCGTTAATAAAATGATCGATGAATCGAAATAAATGGCCGATTCTTATTTTAGCAATATCAGCTTGTTCTTCTGGCGTTAATATTAATCGGGTGGAATTTTCCTTAATTCTTTTTAATTGCTTATCCAAGGAGTAGATTCGTGAAAGAGCGGCATATCCCAACAACAGTAGTGCAATTGCTATATGTAGTATGTATCGGCTCGATATTGACCATGATAATAGCCAGTGTCCCCACCATTCTTGAGGTATTAACCTTGGGAGAGTTATTACTGATAGTATGGCTGCTATCAACTGCAACTTGCGTTTGTGTTTTCCGAATTCCTTTAGAAGATGGTGAAATGGATTCATATGATTACCCTAACGGGAGAAATCAGACGCCGCGATAGCGGTCGAATGGATTGAAGGGTTATAAATGCCAGTAATGCCATGCCAGAGAGACGGTAAAAGCGGATTTAAGTGGGGAGAGTCCGGCTTTTGCTATCTAGGGCCGACAGCCAAGGCCAAGGCCGCCAGACAGGGCGCGGCTATCCATGCGTCTGAGATGCGTAAAGATCAGGGCCTTTCAAAGCTCGAAATGCTCAAACAACGGGCGGCGATTGCGAGGCAATTCCAGCCAAAGAAGAAATTGCGGAAGAAGCCGCCGAGACAGGCGGAAGGCCGGGGATTAGAAGCCGAGTATTATAAGAAGATTCTCGCCGTCATTGCCCCCTACATTGAAGAGGTTAAGACGCGCCTTATTCCCAAGTTGGGGGGCATCATAGAACAGCACAGGGCCGAGACGAGGCTTGACGCTTACGGGGAAGTCATCACGGCGGCTATTGAAGACATCAAGCTTGGGATTGCGGCCAAGATACCTTTGAGCCTTATCAAGCCGATGGTCAAGGGGCAATCGGGGGCGATCAATACTTTCGACCGGGCTCAGTTCAATCGGCAGATAAGGACCGTCATGGGGATTGACCCTATAGACAGCGATCCTTGGACAATCAGCCCGACGGTGGATAGTTGGGTAGAGGCAAATGCGGCATTGATTAAGAACATCCCCGACGAGTCAATCACCCGGATAGGGACAAAGGTGAGGCTCGGCGTCGAGGCCGGGGATTCGCTGAAGAAGATGACGGCCACCGTCAATGGGGAACTGGACATATCGAAGAACCGGGCGAAGCTGATTGCACGGGACCAGACGAATAAGCTCCTCGGCAAGCTCACAGAGGCGCGTCAAACGTCGATAGGGGTGACGAATTACATCTGGTCTACCTCCCAGGATGAGAGGGTAAGGCCGCTTCATGCCGAGAGGGAGGGTCGGGTGTATAAGTGGAGTGATCCGCCTTCAGACGGTCATCCCGGCTGGCCGATACAGTGCCGATGCAGGGCTATCCCTGTGATTGAGTTTTGAAAGTAGGATAACATAGAGACAAGGAGGAGAAGATGAATTATTTAATGTCATTTTGCATCATAGTTCTTGGCACTATCTTTGCGGCGTTGCAGGGGGACGGTAAAGTTTATTGGCTATTAGTAAGCGATTGTAATGTTGCGGTCGCTTTATTCATAGCGTGGCTATGGGATGGGAAGAAATGCATCAAAATAAACATTCTATATAAAGACAGAGAATTGAAAGAACAAGACGATAAACCTAGCGGCTTCGTTTTCTGAGTAGATTAAAAAATATCTTGACATTGAATTGAGGACTTGCTATAGATGGAGGACATAAGGCAAATATGCGGCCTCATCTTTCAACTGTTCACCGCTTTGAGGACCGAGAAGCACAGCGGGGACGTGGTAATAAGAGTTAACTTCAATCAGGGTGGTATAAGGAACTGGAAAGCATTTAAAGAAGAAAAGCTGGACACTTAATCAACCCTTAGAAAAAGGACTTTGACTAAGCCCAGGAGTAGCCGAAAGGTTATTTCTGGGCTTTTTTATTATGAAAAACGCGACGATAAAACTTGACGCAAGGAAGAAAGACGGATACCAGATAACCTCACAAGGGTTTATGGTTGTAGACGCCAATCTCACGAGGAGCGGCGTCTTTGATTATTACGAAGGCGGGAAGCTGATTCGAGAATACCGCCCCCCGGAAGAGGTATTCAAAGACGATTCGATAGAGTCGATGAAGTTTGTCCCGCTCACGAAACTCCACCCCGACGAGATGATAACCGCCGACAACTGGAAGCAGTATACCGTTGGATGGGTCGGTAACAAGATCGAGAAGCGCGGGGATTATGTCGGCGGCCAGGTCATTATTACCGACAAGAAGGAGATCGAGGCCATCCTTGAGAAGTGGGACAAAGGGGAGAGCGTCGAGTTGTCTATGGGGTATGATGCGAAGCTCGACGAAGTACCAGGGCAGCATAAAGAAGGCCATTACGACAGGGTGCAAAGGGATATTGTCTATAATCACGGGTCGATAGTCCCCAGGGGGCGGGCGGGGAGAGAAGTCCGGCTTATCATGGACGCGGTTGATGAGATTGAGAACATAAAAAAAGACGCGGAGGTAAAAAAAGTGAAGATCAAAAAAGAAGCCATCAAGGCAGGGGTATTCCACATGGACGCCCTGAACGTGGAAGTAGCTGACGATTCTGCCCCGGTTGTGGAGCAGATTCTCGGCAAACTGGATGAGGCAGTAACGGCTATCTCTCTCCATGAGGACGAGGCGAAGGCCGGAAAGGTCAAGCTCGATGAGCTTCAGGCGAAATTCGACCAGCTCACCGTCGAGGCCGAGAGACTGAGGAAGGACGCCGAGGAGATCCAATCCCCCGATTCTCCGAAGCTCCAGGCCATCATCAAGGCGCGGCATGATATCGAAGAGACGGCCAAGTCGGTCGGGGTAGCGGTTGCCAAGGAAGACGGCACGGCAAAAACGTCAGACGAGCTGAGAGTGGAGATCATCGCTGCAACGTGCGGCGGGAAGTTCGACGCCGAAGGGAAAAGCCCCGAGTATATCAAGGCGAGGTTCGACGCAGCTTGCGATATGATTGCTCTGGCGAAGAAGGAAGACGGCACGGGGAAGCTGGTTGACCTCGTCAAGCTGGCCGGAAAGAAGGACGCCGCTCCCACGGTTAATCGCGCCGATGAGTACGGCAAGAAGACGACCGACCTGTGGAAGACTGGCGACACCGAGTAAAAATAACACCTTAAAAAGGAGAAAAGATCATGCAGACGAGCGTAGAAGAAAGAATGGAAATCGGGATGCCTGGGATGCTGGCCGATTCTGGCTATAAGGACGTCATCACAGGTATCAACAACAGCAAGCAGAAGGTGTCCGTCACCATCACGGCGATTGACCTCGCGACTACCCTGACGATCAACGGGGTTGCCTTCACGGTCAACGCAGGTGCGGCGGCCAAGACGAAGACGGAACTTCGCGACCTGATGATTACGGCTGTAAATGCCGGGACTGAGCCTGTAACGGCTTCGATCAATGACGCCGACGAGCTTTATGTCGATGCAGATGTGTCCGGGGTAGCTTTCACGGCAGTCGGTACCACCAACTGCTCGGTTGCCACGGTCATCGCAAACGAGGCAAGTATCAGCTTCGGTAAGTTCGTGTCCCTCAATGACGCAGGGCAGCAGTCGAGCGATTCCAGCGGAAGGCGGCTTGTTCATCTTCCCCAGGTTGCCACGGACGTTACCTCCGGCAAGGCCCTCGGGTTCGCACTCCACACCCAGGCCGTCGAGAACGCCTACAGCGGGAGCAATCTCGGCTATGACGCAGGGAGCGCAATCAGCGTCCTCCGCAAGGGCCGGGTCTATGTCACCGCCGAGGTCAACGTCTCCGAAGGCGATCCGGTCTACGTGCGCTATACCGTCAACGGGGCCCTCACTCTGGGGAGCGTTCGGAATGACGACGATACAAGCAAGGCCGGTCTGCTTCCTGGGGCGTACTTCCGCAAGACTGCAACGGCTGGCAACATCACCGTTGTTGAAATCAATCTGCCTTAATAACTGAAAAGGAGAACAAAACAATGGCTATTAGAATCGATAGCGGAGTAAGAGAAAGGCTCGATGCGGGAACTCCGAACACTAGCGTATTTTTCGCCCGTGAACTGGAGAGCATCGAAGCAAGGGTATACGAAGTCAAGAAGCGGGAGATGAAGTCGAAGCTTTATATCCCGGTATCGAACCGCGACCCCGCCGGGGCCGAGACGATCACATACCGGATGTTCGACAAGGTGGGCATGTCTCAGGTTGTAAGCAACTGGTCAGACGACATTCCCCGCGCCGATGTGTTCGGGAAGGAATACACACAGCCGGTCAAATCTCTGGCGATTTCCTTTGGCTACAACGTCCAGGAGATCGAGGCCGCGATGATGGCCGGGGTAAGCCTTGACATGATGAAGGCTGACGCCGCCCGCCGGGGCCACCTCGAAAAAGAGGACCGCATTGCATGGAACGGCGACGCTGATTCCGGCATCAAGGGGTTTCTCGACAATGAGAATATCCCGACGCTGGCCGTACCAACCGGAGTAGGCGGGTATACCTGGGCGCTAAAGACCGCCGACGAAATTCTCCTGGATATCGGTCTGGCAACGTCCCAGATCAAGCAGACGTCGAAGGGCGTCTTCCAGGCCAACGTCTGTCTCCTTCCCCGCGCTCAGTACGACAAGATTGCAACGACGCCCAGGAGTTCAACGTCTGACACGACGATCCTTCAGTATGTTCTGAATAACAAGGCCGCCTACGGGATCGAAGAGTTCGGCGTCCTCGACGTGGAGCTTGATAACAGGTTCGTCGGCGCGACGGCAGACGGGGCAGTCTTTTACGAGCGGTCCCCCGAAGTCCTGGAGCAGCGGATTCCGAAGAACCTCACCCCCCTGCCGGTTGAAGTGCGCGGTCTGGAGTACATCATCAACTTCCACGCCAGAAACGGCGGAGTTGTGGTTCGGTACCCCATCGCCTGCCTCTTCCTGACGGGTATTTAAACAAATTCGAGACAAGGAGAAAAGACATGATCGTAATTTATGATAAGGCAAACACACTGACCCTGACCTACGTTGAAGCTGGAGGGGTAAAGAAATTCACCTTCGTCCCCGGCACGAACGAAATCCCCGCCGAGACATGGGAGAAGCTGAAGGCCGCCACCAAAGAGGAGCATTGGGATCATTACAAACGCTACCTCAAGCCCGTAACGGAGACGGACGAGGCCCCCAATCTCGCCAAGATGGATGCCAAAGACCTCGAAGAGCTTATCGAGAATACGATGGACCTCGACGCCCTGGCAGAGATCGAAAGCGAGGAGAAGCGGCGCGAGAAGCCGAGAAAGTCGGTCCTGAGTGCCATCGCCAAGCAGGCGAAGGAAATCCAGAAGTTCAGAAGCGACGTAGACAATGGCTGACACAACCGCAGAAAACATATCGCTGGTAGCGCCGGAGCTTGCGGATTTCATTTCCAGGAATGACTGCCTTGTTGACCTCATCCTTGCGGATGTGGCGGGGCAAGTGGAGTATGAAATCTACGGCAGCAAAGAAGAGATGGCACAGCGGTATCTTGCGGCGCACTATATCACCTTGGCAAAACAGGGTGAGGATGGTTTGAGTTCCGGTGCATCTGGCCCGGTGAGGTCGGAGAAGGTAGGGGATGTGCAAGTTGAATATAATGCCTCTTCTTCCATCTCTGGCCTCACTCGGCTGGACACCACTAAATACGGGGCTCTGTTTACCCAGATTCGGCGTATGGTAAACGTTGGATTTAACGTCTATACACCGTAATGGGCAAGGCCGTAATAAGGGATTCTGACCCAGGATTTAAGAACTTTCGGAAGACGATCAATCAAGGCCCCAACTCGGTCGATATCGGGGTCTTTTCCGAACAGGGTGGGGATTTGGTGACATACGCCTCGGCCAATGAGTTCGGGACGGAAGACGGGCATATCCCCGAGAGGTCATTTTTACGGGCGACGGTTGAAGAGAGAAAGGCGCTTTTCAGACGGTTCATTGACAAGAGGAAGGCAGAGGCGATGAAGGGGCCAGCCTATAGGAGGAAGGTTCTTTCTGAGCTTGGGCAACTTGCCGAGGGTGAGATTGTGGCGAAGATTCGGAGAGGACCGTTCACTCCGAACAAACCGGCCACGATTGCAAGGAAGGGAAGTTCAAGGCCCCTAATCGATTTGAGCAGATTGGTAGATTCCATCATTTCAAAGGTAAACGAATGAGCCTTTTAAATAAAGAGACTGTAGCGGTCAAGAGATACGCGACGACATACACGAAGGGCCGCCCGGTGAAGACTCTCTCATCGTCATTCACGGCGAGAGGGAACATCCAGCCGCTAAGTGGAAAAGAAGTTTTGCAGTTGCCTGAAGGCGACAGGACGAGCGAGAACCTGTGGATGTATACGGCGACAGAGATTGCAGTCAATGACGAGATCACGCGCCTTGGCAAGGTCTACGAAGCGCGTGAATCGCAGAATTGGTCAACCCAGGGAATGCTCCAGCACTATAAGGTGCGGCTTGTGAAGAAGGACGGTCAATAGATGGCAACCGACTCGATATCAGTGGCGATGCAGGACGCGATTCACGATTTCGTGATAGCGGCTACAGGTCTGGCGGTCGGCAAGGTGATATGGTCAATGCCGGACGCTGATAGACCGGCACCGCCCTATATATCGCTGAATGTGTCATCGGGGCCGAGAAGCATAGGAAGCCCTGAAGTTATCCACAAGGCACAAGACGTTTTCACCTTCCCTTTTCGGAAGGAATTTACGCTTACGGTCAACAGCTTTGCCGCTTCGGGCTGGCACACATTGATAGCGGCGGTAATGAATGCTCTTGAATTACCATCGAAGCAGGCTCTTTTGACAAATGCCGGGATAGCCATAATGAGGGCCGAAGATCCGATAGACCTGAGCGGATTACTGGAGACAGGGTTTGAGGGACGCGGAGCGGTCGATATCATGCTCGGATATACCACGGAAATCGACGACACGACAGGAGAGATTCAAACGGTTGAAATATCTCAGACCGTTGGGGATGTAACCAGCACAAACACCATACCATAGGAGGTTTAAATGGGTACGAAGATAAGGGATATCATTCAGGTAGACATCACACGGGAGACAGCAAGGATTACGCGGGCCGGGTTCGGTACTGGACTCATTTTCGGCATCCACTCTAAGTTTGCCGAGGAGTACAAGACCTATACCAGCATCGAATCTGTGCTGGAAGACTTCGCCATTACCGACGAGGAGTACAAGGCCGCTGCAAAGTACTTCTCCCAGGAACTGAGCCCCGAAAAGGTCATCATTGGGAAGAGGGCCGCAAACGTCGCCCAAAGCGATCTGGTAACGGTTTCGACGGTCCTGAACGACACGACTTACACCGTGACGATCAACGGAACGGCGTTTTCTTTCCTATCCGATGCAAGCGCGACGAATCTGGAAATTGCCGCCGGTCTTGTGGCTGCGATCAATGGTGGGTCTGAGCCAGTGACGGCAACTGATAATATTGATGGAACGTTCGACCTTGATGCAGATGTTGCAGGTGAGATCAATACCATCATAGCGGGCACAAATCTGACGCTTGCAAATGTGGTGGCAAATGTTTGCGTATCGACCGAGCTTGCCGATGCGATTGCCGCCGGGGCGACGGATTGGTACTTCCTCATCCTTACCAGGAGGGCAACCGAGGCCGAACAGCTTCTTGACATCGAACAGGCCGCCGACTTCATCGAAGCTCTCAGCACTCCGAAGCTATACTTCTACGCCATCGACCAGGCAAGTATGCTGACGGCGGCAACGACGGATATAGGGTCGGTCCTCAAAACCAAGCTCTATGACCGGTCAATCGGGATGTATTCTGGCGATGAGGAGAACTATCCCGATGCGGCATGGGTCGGCGCTTGCGCCCCTTACGATGCAGGAAGCATCACATGGAAGTTCAAGAGCCTTGTAGGGATTGTCCCTGATACTCTCCTTTCTGACAGCGCCATCGTCAATCTCAAGGCCAAGAATCTCAACTTCTATGAGACGGTGGCAAATGTCAACTGCATCACCTCTGAGGCCGTCGTGGCAAGCGGTGAGTATATCGACGTGATGAGGGGATCGGATGAACTGACGGCCAGGATTGGGGAGGATATCTTCACGGTCCTTATCAACTCCCAGAAGATCCCTTTCACTACGAATGGGATTGCAAAGGTCGAAGCGCCTCTGAGGGCAAGACTTCAGCGGGCCGTCAATAGCGGATTCTTGAGCGACGAGCCGGACGCAATCACGGTAACGGTGCCGAAACTCTCGGCAATCGATCCGGTAGACAAGGCGGCAAGGTTCCTTCAGGGGATTTCGTTCGTGGCGCAACTGGCCGGGGCGGTTCACAAGGTCAAAATCACTGGGAAACTCACAATCTAAGGAGGCGTAAATGGCTGATGTAAAAACATATGACCCCTCACAGGGGAGCCTTATTGTAGGCGGCTCGATCATCGCAAGCTGGAGGGAAGTTTCCGTTGCAAGGGATGAGGACGGATTCACCTTCGATGTTGACACTTCGAGCGGCGAGGCGACGAGGACGAAGAACGCCAGCAAGCTCGGGACTTTCACTGTAACCCTCCCCCAGGCTTCCGGCGACAATGCCACACTGAGCGCACTGGAAGTCACCGACGCGCTTGTGGCCGTCATGTTCAAGGATAACTCTGGAAACTCCCTCCACGTCATGCCCTTTGGCACGATTGTAAAAGGTGCCGATGCCGGATATGCGAAAGAGGCTGGCGACAGGGAGTGGACGATTCGCGGCAATCTCGATGTACACTTGAACGGGGGTAATAACTAATGGCGAGAGAAACGATAGAGCGGGACATTGATGGAGAAATCTATACCTTTTACCAACTCGGGGCAATCAAATCGCATAACCTTTTGCGGAGGATCGGGGCAATATTGGCCCCTGTCCTCGGGGCTCTTGCAAACAACTCAGGGACAAGCATTCTTGATAATGATGTTGACCTGAAGGCCGTAATTGAAGCTTTATTCGACAAGTTGACCGAATCTGAGGGGGAGGGGATCATTCTTTCTCTTCTCTCCCAGGTTCACCATAACGGAGTGGGCAATCTCAAAAACAAGGAGATTGTCGATAATCATTTCAAGGGTCGGCTTCCCCATATGTACAAGGTTGTCTATGCGGCCTTTGAAGAGGAGTATTCGGGTTTTTTCGGAGACGGTGGTATTCTCGCAAGTATAAGCCAAAAGGTAAAGGGTTTGACCCTGGCGAAGTAAATATCAACTGGCTTGCTTGGCGGGTGGTTCTATCCGGGAAGGCCACCTTATCCGAAATCGAAGAAAAATATTCAATCAACGATCTTGCCGATGCAAATGAGGCGATCGATATAGAGCAAGATCAAGAGGAACACGCCCGAAGGACGGCAAAGGTGAAGTAATGGCGAGTATCAGGGACTTATTTGTCACCATAGGCTTTGACATAGACGACCGACCTTTGCAGTCAATCGACCGCAATATTCAAAACGTCAAGTCTTCTGCCAAACTTCTCGCCGGTGTCTTTGCCGGTGCGGCAGCGTCCGTCGGCTTTCTGCTAAAGGAAGCCGGGGATATGGAGCAGGTCGAGGTTGCTTTCGAGACGATGCTTGGGAGCGCCGAGGCCGCAAGGGATATGCTCGAAGGGCTCAAAGAAGACGCCCGAAAAACTCCTTTCACACTCCCTGGAATCATAGACTCAGGCAAGCGCCTACTCGCAATGGGTATAGAGGCTGAGAACTTGCGAGATACCATCAAGATTCTCGGGGATGTAACGGCGGGGGTCGGGATTGATAAACTTCCCCAACTCGTCCTTGCACTCGGACAGGTGAAAGCCGCGACAAAGCTGAGAGGGTCTGAGCTTCGGCAGTTTACGGAGGCCGGGGTTCCGCTTCTCGATGAGCTTGCTAAAAGTCTAGGCAAAACGCCCGCAGAAGTTCAAAAGATGATTGAGCAAGGACAAATCTCTTTTGATAATGTCCGCAAGGCACTTGAGGACTTAACAACCGGATCGGGCCGCTTTGCGAACCTCATGGAGAAGCAATCCCATACGTTCCTCGGGATTCTCTCCAACATGAAAGATTTTATTTCCATCAATGCTATCGCCATCGGCAAAGAGCTTTTGCCTGAGTTCAAAAGAATTGCCAAGGAGATGCTTTCTTTCCTGGAGGCAAATCGAAAGATCATCAAGGCAAAGCTCGTCGCCTTTTTCAAGCAAATGGTGGTAGTCATTGGGATACTCTACAAAACGGCCAAGGCCGTCATTGAGGCTATCCTGACTCTCACCGATGTATTTGGAGGGCTTGGAAACGTCATCAAGTGGGTAACTCTTGCTATCATCGCTTTTTCCGGGGCTCAGATATTGTCTGCAATAGGATCAATAGCGATTGCGATTGGTAGGCTGGCGACTGGCATGAGGGCTCTCGGGGTGATTGCCACCATAACGCAGGGGATAATGATGATATGGCCTATCCTTGTAGGCGCGGCTATCATTGCATTGATAGTCATTATCGAGGACTTGGTGGGGTATTTCCAGGGCAAAGACTCTATAACGGGGATGCTCATTGATGCCTTCGAAAAGAAATTTCCAGAGGCTTTCGGCATTGCGAGAGACGCGCTTTATGCCCTGAGAGATACGGCCAAGATCGTCTATAACACGCTGTCAACGTGGTTTTCTAACCTGTGGGAAGGGATTAAACAGGTAAACGACTTTGTAACTTCGATCTTCGGCAAAATGGCCGGACTTCTGGGGCTCGAAGGAGTTGCAAAGTTCTTCGGCCAGGGACAGGCTTCCCCGGCGTCGTCTCCTGCATCGAGTCAATCGAATGTATCGAACAGCGCCAGGATAAACGCTCCTATTACCGTAAACGTCCCAGAAGGGACGAGCCCGGATCAAGTGGCCTCTGCTACCCAGGCGGGCGTCAGAGATGCGCTTGATGGGGTATTCAGGCAGGCAGGATGGAGTCTTGAGCCGCAACTGGAGTATTAGATATGGCATCATTCTTCGACGGCACAGATAAAAGGACGGTTCTTCAATACGTTGACCCAGACGGGACGACGCTGGAGCTGATAAAGATCGATGCCGTCACTTCGATGGATCATAAGACTTCATCGCGGGCGACTCAGCATGAGGTCGAGAACGGAGTCACCATTTCGGATCACGTCATAAAGGGCGGGCGGATGCTGAGTCTCAATGGCGTCATATCTGATACCCCTATCAGCATCGAGGCGGCATTGCCAGGGAACGTCGGCGGGATAGTCGGGAGTCTAGGGGGTGGGCTCGTCGGGGCAGTCACTACGGGGGTAATCTCTAAGATCGGGAGTAGCTTGATTGCAGACGGGGCCGGGAAGCCTTCAAAGAACGCGATGGACATGCTTGACTTGATCTATGAGAGCAGCATTCCGTTGACCATCGTTGCCGGGTTGAAGACCTACAATAACATGATAATGGAGGACTTCAGCGCCCCCCAGAATCCAAGGAACGCCGGGGCCTTGAATTTCAGCGCCACATTCCGGGAGGTTCGGATTGTGGAGAGCGAGGTTGTTGATATCCCGGCCAGCGCGACGGCGAATGAAGGGGTCATCAAGAAGAAGACGGAAGGAAAGAAGGCTACGAAAGAGACGGACGCGGCCACAGGAGAAAAGGGAAGTTCATTACTCTTTAAGGTCTTCGGTCAATAATGGCAATCATAGAGCTACCAATAAGAAACGATATCCCGAGTTTTTCCTTCAGATGCGACCTTGACGGCGAGACTTATACCCTTTCTTTCCGTCATAACAGCCGGAAGAACCGATGGACAATGGATATCCTGACCGATGCGGGAGAGGCCATAGTGACAGGGATTGCGTTGCTTGTGGGGGCAAACCTCATCAATATGTATCAGGATGACAGACTGCCGCCTGGATTCCTTTTTGTGCTGAATACGAAAGACGAGAACGAAGAGCCGAACCGCGACAATTTTGCGGATGATGTCAAACTCCTTTATTCTGAGGCGGCATAATGGGGCTTTTGTGGGATCGTCAAGCCATCGTCTCTTTCGGGCCGAAGGGGAAGGAAGGGGTAAGAATAGAGGGCCTTAGAGTTTCCTTTGACATCGAGAAGGGGAAAGAAAACAAGGGGACAATCCAGATATACAACCTTGCAACGTCGAGCATCGGACTTTTGAAGACGACAGAGCCTACGCTGGTAATTCTCGACGTTGGGTATGGTGATATCATAGATCAACTCTTTGTCGGGGACGTTCAAAGGGCATTCACGCAGAGGAGAGGCGGGGATTTCGTGACGACGATTGAGGCGAAAGATGGTGGAGCGGCCAGGGTTCCGTCTCTGGATAAAAGCTATAAAGCAGGAACGAGCTTAAAGGATGTTTTTCTGGATGCTGTCGATGTGATGAAAGAGCAAGGTAAAATTGTCATAGGGAATATTAGCGCAATTAAAGATGAAATTGCACAGAATGGGATCACAGTGTCCGGGGTTGCGAAGACAATCGCGGAAGGAATCGCGAGAAAGCAGGGGTTAGATTTTACGATTCAGGACAATGAAGCCCAGACGATCATCCCGACAGAAACAACCGGAGAAGAGGCAATTTTGCTCACGCCTGATACCGGATTGATCGGAAGTCCTTCCCTCGGGATATCGGGGGGAGATACCGCCAAGACGGACGGGGTGACTTTCAGGGCATTGATACAGACGACGCGCTTTCGTTTCGCCAGGGCGGTCAAGATTGAGGCCAAAGACTTCGACGGACTTGTGAGAATAGAGAAGGCGAAGTTCACAGGTGACACGCACGGGGAGCCGTGGTTTGTTGATTGCGAGGCTGTGTTGATATGAGCGGGAAGACGCCGACACTTGAAGAGGTAATACGCGCCGCGATGCGGTCAATGCTTTTGGATTTACATACCATGTTACCTTGCAGTGTTGAAAAGTACGACGCGACGACGAAAAAGGCCAGTATTGTCCCTTTGTTGAAGAAGAAATACCTTGACGGGAGAGTGATTCAGTTGCCGGTCATAAACGACGTTCCTGTGCAATGGCCGTCGGCGGGCGGGGCGATACTTCATTTCCCGTTAGAGAATGGTGATACAGGAATGGGGATATTCTGCGAACGGTCCCTTGATGTGTGGCTTTCAGGAGATGGGAGCGCCGTAAACCCTAATGATACCCGCCACCATGATATAACGGATGCTGTATTCATTCCGGGGCTTTATTCTTTCACAGGAAGCCCACAAGGTGTAACGGCGACGAGTGTGCATTTAAAGTACGGAAGTGCCGAAATAGAATTGACTCAATCAGGAGTTATCAATATACTAGGGGGGACAATTAAGTTCGGTGCTGGTGTAGAAAAAGCACTTTTAGGCCAGACAGCTGCAACGCTTTATGCAGGGCATACGCATATAGCGGCGGGGGTTCCAACTTCCGCACCGTCAAACACTTTAGATACAGCTTTATCGGGGAAGGTCTATCTTGAGTGATATAGCCTTAGATACGGATGGGGACATCATCGTAACGTCTGACTTCTCACTGACGACAGGTAGAGACGCCATCCTTCAGCATTTGAAGCAGCGTCTAAAGACGTTTTATGGAGAGTGGTTCCTTGATAAGCGCATCGGCATCGCCTATTTCGAGCAGGTCTTCAAAAAGAGTCCGGACGCCGTGGTGGTCGATAGTATCTTCAAAAGAGAAATCATCAACACGCCTGGGATTATTGAGCTTACGCGGTTTTCACTTGACTTGACGGGAAGGGAATTGTCCCTCTCTTTTTCGGCGCGTACAAATGACGGCATAATCAACTTCAGCGAGGTCTTGCCATGATCGATGCTTCAGGTCTTACAATTAAGCGCCTATCACAAATAAAGGCAGAGATTGAGTCATCCTTGCGGGCGGCATTTGGGAACCAGATTAACACTCTCCCCCAGAGCGTCATTGGTCAATTCGTCGGCATATCGGCAGAGAGGGAAGCCGCTATTTATGAGCTGATTGAGGACGTTTACCACTCTCAATATCCAGACTCAGCCGAGGGCGTCAACTTCGACAGGGCGGCATCTATCGTAAGCTTTACCAGACTCCCCGCGCTTTATTCTTCCATCGTCGGGGAAGTCCTTATCGGTACGGCGGGAACGATCATCCCGATTGGGACCGTCTTCAGCGTTGCGGGCTCTCCTACTTCGACCTTCGAGACTATTACTGAGGTGACTTTGACTGCAGGGGTTGATGAAGTCCAGAATGTAGCCTTCAGCGCGACGCCGACGAGTGGGAGTTTCAAGCTTGTTTTTTCAGGCCAGACGACGGCCTTGATAAACTGGAATGACGATGCCGCGGCGGTACAAACGGCATTGAACAATCTTTCAAACCTTTCCGGCGTCACGGTATCGGGGAGCTTTGCGGCTGGCTTTGCGGTGACATTCGCCGGGGCGGATGGTAAGAAACCGCAACCGGCGATGACATATTCAGACAATACCCTTGACTTTGGCGGGGCGGTAACAATCACGATCACAGAGACGACGCCGGGGGAATACCAGGGAACAGTCGATATGATTGCAACCCAGACGGGGCCGATTATCGCAAATGCAGGGACGTTGACAGTTATCGACAACCCCATCGCTGGCCTCACTTCGGTATACAACCCGGAAGACGCCGCAATCGGTCGGGCCGTTGAAACGGATGCAGAGGCAAGGATAAGACGCCGCAACCGTCTACAAATCAGCGTGGCCGGTCCTCTTGACGCGATCCGCAATGCTGTCTTGAGGCTCAATGACGTTGAAGATTCGATATTGATTGAAGATGTACGGGCCTTTGAGAATGTTACCCTCCTGACCGATGCGAGGGGGATTCCTGGGAAAGCCTTTGAGGTTTATGCTTATCAGGCCGCAGGAGCCACGTCGAGAGATCAAGAGATTATTGACGCCATAGGCGGGGCCAAGCCTGCCGGAATAGAGGCACACGGGGACGTCTCCGGGGTCTATATCGACAATCAAGGTCAATCCCATACGGTAAAGTTTTCTCGCCCCATTGAGATCGATATATACCTTGAGCTTGATTTGACTGTCACCGGCGACTATCCCGCCGATGGAGACAATCAGGTAAAGGCGGCCATCGTCGAATGGGGAGACGATATCGGGACGGGGAATGACGTTATCGTCTACGGTACAAACTCCCTTCTGGCGCAATTGAATAGCATTGAAGGCATAACGGATGTTGTAGTAAGGATCGGGACGGCAGCATCCCCGACACTCGATGACAATATCATAATCGATGATGGCTTGACGCCTGGGGTACAGGTTGAAAAGTCAAGCTGGGACACCGGAAGGATAATTATCGCCCACGTATGAATGACCTGACATACATATCGACCCATGCCGCAGGTGCCAAGGCCCGGTTGCTTTATCAGTACCGTGGAAGGCCGAACATCGAGGCATTGATTACCAGCCTTTCAGGTGATAGGGCGCAACAGCTCGAAGATTCACTATTCACCCTCTACACGCGCCTTGATATAGACCTATCAGAGGGCGTCCAACTCGACAATATAGGGGAGTTGGTAGGGCAGACAAGGGGCGGGCAATCCGATGCGGTCTATAGGCTATTTCTGAAGGCCAAGGCCGGGAAAAACGTTTCAGAGGGAGACATCAATCAAGTTTTGTCTGTCTGGAAGCTTATCACCGGCGGGACTGCGGTTCAACTGATAGAGAATTACCCGGCGGAGGTCGAGCTTTATTCAGACGTTCCCGTCCCCGATGAGTTGGCCGCGTTTGCCTTCGCCATTATGCAGGAGGTTGTAGCGGCTGGCGTTCGGGTTGTTTCCTCTGTCATCGCAGTTGTTGATCCTTTTGGATTTGAAGGCAATCCGGTTGCTTTGGGGTTTGACAGCATTTTGACATACGGAGAGAATACGTCTGTGACGGCTTTTAAGCTCATTGATTCCGGGGCAGCGTTTCTTTCGGAGGGACTGACGCCCGATGTGAGCAAGGCCATTCACCGCGATACTTTGGCCGAGGCTTTCGTGGTTTCAGTCGATAGCGATATTCAGTTGACGCTCGATGCAGATATTTTTACCAGCACACCGGCGAAATATGAGATTCTGTCCGGGGTAGGTGGACACTTTAGCTATCAGCAAGGAGGAGGTTGATAAATGGCGAGGAATAATCCCAAACCGTCTGAAAAAGTAGACTGGATCAATACAGACGATCCGGCGAAGATCATTGCACCAACAGCGGCCCAGAAGCTTGCGGGATGGGTAAAGGATCAACTTCCCCCGGCAGAGAGATTTAACTGGTTCTGGAATCTTCTGAGCCGGTTTACAGATTATTTTGGGGGCCAGGTAGAGGACTGGATTGTCATTGACTCCGATGCTGTAGAGGGAGACTATTCCACCCTGGCGGCCTATATTGCCGATGCCCCGGCGGCTGGCGATAGGGTTCTAGTCAAGGAGAACCAGACCTTGACGGCTCAGATGATAGTCCCGAACGGTATCACCCTTAAATTCCTTGACGGGGCTTCGATCCTTTGCGCGACGAACATTGCATCGTCTATCCTGCAACTTGGGAATGATATCGTCATCGAGGGGGTTTTGAATCTCACCCTTTCCCAGACCGGAACAACGGCCAAGGCGGTTGAATACAACGGGGATAATGTAGTAGGCAAGATCAACGTCTACAATACTTCGACCGGAACGCTCACCACGGCTCACCATATCAATGCAAACAAGACCGGAAATCGGGTAGAGGGCTTCATTGCAAATACCGGCGGAGGGGTATTGACGGCTGGCCTTGTCGATAACTCTACGGAGGATTCCAACATCCTCACCATCATTGACAATACGACGAATGAGCCTCTTAGAAGTTACGGTGCCAAGTCCTTCCGGGACGGTCTGGAGTTCGACCTTGGAAGCGATGCGGATGGGGATATTTATTACAGGACCGGCGGGATATTGACGAGACTGCCGAATGGGACAGAAGGGCAACATCTGACCGTCCAATTTGGACTCCCATCTTGGACGGATTTGATATTTTCTGGATTCTTGTTGTCAGAAGCTATATATCTTGAAAAATCTCCTAGTATATCGGCCCAAGACACTAACACAACTGGATTGTTTTTCAAGCCTGATGGTTCTTCTGTGTTTATTGTTGGGCAGAATACAGATGCTGTATATCAATATAATCTTTCTACGCCTTGGAATGTGTCTACGGCAGTTTATTCATCAAAATCATTCAGTGTTGCGGCTCAAGATACAGCTCCTACCGGGATATTTTTTACGTCCGATGGTTTGTCGATGTATATGATAGGCGACATTAATAATACAGTTTACCAATACACTCTATCAACCGCTTGGGATATTTCAACAGCATCATATGCCTCAAAATCATTCAGTGTCAATGCCCAAGCTACTAATCCACAAGACGTATTTTTCAAATCTGATGGATTGGTGATGATGGTTCTAGGTGGGGTTGCAGATGGGAATAAAGTATTCCAATATACTCTATCAACTCCATGGGATGTTTCTACCGCTGTATATGCCTCTAAATTTTTCAGCGTCAATACCCAGGAAACTGACGCGACTGGTGTATATTTTAAAGCTGACGGGTCAATCATGTTTGCGATAGGCAACGCGAATAACACTGTATATCAATATACTCTTTCGACGCCGTGGGATATTTCCACGGCGTCATATGCTTCAAAATCTTTTAACATTACAACTGAAGAACCAACTCCACAGGCAGTATTCTTTAAAGGGAATGGAGGACTTATGTTTGTTGTAGGCATTAGCTCGGATAGGATATTTCAGTATTCTACGTCGAGGGTTAGCGCATAAAATGGTAATCTACAACTCAAATATCCCTAAGTGGTTCGGGTTCGATGGGATGACATTATGGCCTTTTGTCTTTGTCATCTACTCAAAGTCTAAAACCCCTGCATGGCTGATAAGACATGAAGAGGTGCATTTGAGGCAGCAAAAGGAGTGGTTTTTGATAGGTTTTTATGTGGTATACCTGTATGATTATGTCATCGGGAGAATTAATGGCAAGAGTCATGACGCAGCATATCGGGCTATCAGGTTTGAAGTCGAGGCATACAAAATAGCCAGTCCATAAGGAGGACACAATGACAAGAATCATCATCTTTCTACTGCTTTTTCCTGCAATCGCTTATTCGGCCAACGTAAGGGGGACGAGTGAGTCACTTTACCCGCCCGGGACTTCGGTAGTCCAGGTCTTTGACAATGCCTCTACAGTGGGGCAGACAGGGACGGCTGTAAATACGAAGTTTCTACCCGATCAAGGGACGTGGGAGCTTGTCGTCAACGGAAGCCCGACGGCCTATGAGATTGCAATCGAGGGGTCAATCAGGGGAACGTCTGATTCATGGTATATTATCAGCACTATGACCGAACTGGACACCGTGAATCTTCGCCACATCTACGCCAAGCCTGTAATCTGGATAAGGCCAAAGATCGTCAGCAAGACGGGATCTGGTTCGTTTGACCTCTACATCATAACAAGGGGGAACTGATGAAAAGGATTCTATTTATACTTCTTCTTTTCGCTTCGCCTGCCTTTGCTATTTCTCAGCAGAGTGGGATTGATGGGCTACTCGAAACTATAACATCTGATGAATCTAAGTTTTCATCTGCTGTAGGAGGGGTGACAGGCATAACCGGCGTTCACCTTCACGATATCGGTGAAAATAGTTGCCGGGTAACTCGCAATGGGAATGTAAAGAAATTTGATATAAATGCCTGCATTATCCATATCCGAGGAATCGAATATCGGTTCACTTCATATACCGCATTATCCCCCGCATTCCCTGCGGACGATACCAATGTATTTGTGGGCTATTCTTCGCATACTATGGTTCAACAAAATACGGCCTTCACAGAAGATCAACGCCTCAGAATCGTCCCCCTCGCTAGGATACAGGCAACGAAAGGCCAAAAGGGGCCTGGATCGGATATTTCAGACTTGGGTATTACGGACCTGCGCCCCATATCTGAAAACTTCGAGAAGAATGTTTATCTATGGGTTAAGAACTTTAACGGGCCTCTTGTTAAGGAAGGGTTTATTGTAACAGAGAATTTGACCACTACCAGACAGCTTGATATTGAGGCTGGCACGTTTTCAGATGAGGAGCTGGTAAGCCACACTACGGGGCCTTTCACGGCTATAACCGGCCTTGTGCTTTTCCATACCGCCCTCGGAAACTGGACAAGCATACTCGACGTGATACGGCTTGATAATGTCAACTACGATACCGCCACAGGGCGCGTACCGATGACGAACAATAACTGGTATGCGGCCCATAATCTTATGATGAGCCCCGAGAGTAAGGGCCGCCCGCCCCGTTTTATTCTCGTCTATTCACAGGCGCAATATAATGATATCGGGGTGGCCGAGGCAACTGCCTTTGATTTTGGGCCTTTTGAGAACTCTACACCGCGAATGGTTCCTCTTATTAAGGCTATCGTGAAGAAAAACACCGATCCTATAGTGGGGTTACAAGATGCGAGGCCGATAAATGCTTCTGGCGTAGGGACTGGTGCTTTCCTCCCTACATCATTGCAGGGAGCGTATAACGCAAGCCCTAATTCTGGAATACCGGAGATCACAACGAACGATCAACATAGCGCCCTAACAATAAGGCATGGTGGGGCCGGTGTGAATCCACTCATCCTTGAAACCCAACTCGACGGAGGTAAAGTTACGTTCGGGTCATATACTACCCATGTCGATGTGATATTCAGCAACGGTTCGGCGGTTGTTTTCGATAACTGGACCGGCACTGGCGAGACGAGGTTTCGCCTTTATGATATCAGCACAGGGATTGTTAAGCGCGTACTATTCGGCCCGAATGATGGTTGCGGGGCCGGGTATAAATGTCTGAGGACTGCGAATTGATACATCACAAGGACTGGAACATCGACGAGGAGATCACGGGGCGATTCACGCCGCCGGGTCTCGTCATTGACGGGCGGGCCATCCCCGAGGGGCTCCCCATTATCGGCGTGAGGATGGAGAACGGCCTCAATGACCAGGAGCCCGACGGCTCTTTCGTCCCCTGTAATATGGGGATTGTCAACGAACTGATCGGCGTGACGCCGTACCGGGTGAACCGGGCGCGGTGCGAGGTGCGATTTGCCGACACCGCCGACCCCAACAAGCATTTAGCCAAAGTGAAATACAAGAACGGCATCGGGCGCTCCTTTAAGTACGAGCGCCCCTGCGACCTCCCCGACGTGACGGACGGAAAGCCGAAATTCACCGCCGACAACGGGGTGCGGATCGAGCATTTCCCCCGCTACAACGGCGTCCAGATTGACATCGTCCTGGCCGACCCAAAGACGGCCCCGACGGAGCATATCTTTACCATCAAGGGGTATGGCGGCGCGGATGCCCCGCCTGAACTTCAGCCCGACGGCTCGATCGTCCTCCCCTCACCCGATGGCGGCCACGTTTACATGGGCGCACCCTACGCCACCGACTCGACCGGCGCGACAGGCTTGGCCCACTACGTCATCCTCCCGCCGGTGGGGGCGCTCCATCGCGTCAAGAAGGTGGTCGATGAGACGTGGCTCCGCAATGTAGCCGTGGGGGAGACGCGGCTCGATCCGGTGGTGACTATCAGCGGGACGACGGACATCGTCGACTCGTATATTCTGAATTTTCCAGGCTTTCAAAATAACAACTATGGGGCGACCACTGAAACGCTATGCTACAGGTACCACTCGGGAGACGTGGCAAACGCCTTAGCGAGAGTGAACCTTTCAGTCTATGCCGGGGCGACGGTTACGCTTGCCCGATGGAACGCATACGTCAGGCGCGGCGGCTTCCCTTTCACCATTCAAAGCCACGAGTGTCTTAGATCGTGGAACGAGCTGGAAGTCACGGGGGTGGTGGCCCACACCACGCCATCGGTTGAAAATTGGACGGCGACGGCCGCCGAAGGGGTCGGGACGGACGTGGCGGCGGCGATCGACTCTTCGACGACGATCACGGGGGCTGGGGCCTATTCTATCCCCGTCTCTGCCGGGCTGGCGACGCAATGGTGCAACGGCCAGAACTACGGGAACCTCTGGCGGGGGTCTTCTTTTATAGTGGGGCGGTATGTTGGGATAAGGTCTACAGAATCGCTGGAAGGTTTCCCGTTAAGCTTTTATATGGAATACGCTCTGGAAGACGGACTAGTCATCTACCGAAGGAGGAGAGGTTATTAAATGCAAATCGAAAAAGTAACGTCAGGCAGCACGGAAAAGGTGCGTTTTGAGCTTTACAGCACAGACGGAAAGAATATAAAGACCGATGCAGTCTTCGCCGCTGGCGACGTAAAGATCAGCAAGGATGGGGGGGCGGCTGTAAACGTAACAAACCTCCCAGCCTACGCGGCGAACGGCTTTGAGCTGGAATGGACTCCTGCGGCGGGGGAGTTGACGTTCACATCATCGGCAGTCCTCCGGGTGAAAGACCAGGGAACGGAGACGTGGCTGGAGAGGGGGATAAAATTCGAGCTTGACCTGCTTAAAGATTCGACGTTTGGGCTCGCCGTGCTTAAAGCCGAAAACGACACAACTCAGGCCGACATTGCATCTCACGAAGCCGCCCGCGCCTTGATGGAAACGGCTTTAATTACTGAGCATGACACTACGCAGTCCGCAATTGCATCACATGAATCTGCCCGATCAACGATGGAGACAACCCTAGTGGGAGAGCATGGTGCAACCCAGGCACTTCTTGAAGATGCAACTTTCGGATTGGAGGCCATAGTCGATGCCATTGCAGCGATCAATATCACTGTCATCGGTGGGCCTGGTTCGACATCATCGGGCTACACTGAAAACGCCGGGACTTATTTCGTCGAGAAGGGCGACGGGGTTGATATCCCATTCCGGTTCCTTGGTGACGCGACAGGATTTGATCTGTGGTATTCTGTTCGTAAGGTCAAAGAGTCGGGGGTCTTTGTCATCGGTCCTAAGAAGCTTACCGGGTGGGCTTCTGCGCTCGAAGCCGATGGTAACATCTGGACTACTGGCGTACTCCCGCATACATATGCCGAGACGATCAATCAAAAGGCTTGCCAGTACTTCGGGGAGATCAAACGATATGATGATGTCAATGATCCTGTTACGGTATGGTCGGCTGAGATGCAGCTGGTAAAATACGTTGCCGAGAAGGCTGATTTAGTGCCGTAATAAACGAGATACAGGTCGGGGAAATGTGGACCCTAAAGATATTATTGCAGACGTTGCAACGCTCAAAAAGGGGGCCGAAGGTCACGACAAAGACCTTCAAAGGCTTGAATTGTGGTTGCGGACGCATGAATCAGAGATAAAAAAGATAGTCGAGAATAGGGCGAACATTGAAAAGCAATATGAGGGGATATTTTCGGAACTTCAGCACAAGTTCAACGAGGTTGTAGAACTAAAGGAAAATTTCAAGAAGAAGATATCGAAGCTTGACGAAAGAGACAAGTACCTTTTGGGATTGAATGAGAAGCTGAAAGATGATTTTGTCACCCATTGCTCGAAGTGCGAATCGCACAAAAAGGCTACGGCCATCAAAAGCATCAAGTATATGTTTTTGAATGAGACTGAAATTGTGGTAAAGATATTGTTTGTTTTTTCCGTCGTCTTCATCGTTGGACTATTAATCGGATGGGAGAATATGCTGAAATGGCTTATAAAGATACTGGCCTAAATATCTGGGTAGTCGATCAAAGCCAATTCTTCCGGCGGCTGGAGGCTGAATATGCTTCGAAATCCATAGAATGTAGCATTGTTGAACAGATGGACATTTTCGAGGCTTTGCGGCGTTTTGCTTGCGATAATTGCCCGGACGTGCTAATAATAGACATTCAACAGCCGAAGGTTAATGCAATCAAGCTGGTGAACAAACTGAAGGATAAATTTCCGCAGATGTCCGTTGTTATCTCTTCGGCAGAGGCTAAACGGCAGAGCAAATATTTGCATGGGATGGCCTTGATTTGCAAGCCGATAGGGTCACTGGCGGCGTTTTCAGAGACGATGAGAGGAGCGATATATGGTTGAATGGCCGAAAGAGACGCCGGACCAGAAAGAGATTTTTGACTTCTTTGGAGATCCTGGGGAGAATCAAGTCCTTCTCGACCTTCCTTTTCCGATGAGGATATCGTGGGCGATTGACAAGAGGATCAATCGCTTTTACTGCCATGAGAAGGTGAGAGAGAACTTCCTTCGCATCTACAAGGCAGTTTTGGCCCATTACGGATATGAGGAAATCAAGCGCCTTCGGCTCGATATCTGGGGGGGGTGCTTCAATATCAGGAAGAAGCGCGGCGGAAATACCTATTCTCTCCACAGCTGGGGGATTGCCATTGATACCGACCCCATCAACAATCAGCTGACGTGGGGCAGGGACAAGGCCCGACTTGCCCGTCCTGACTATGATAAATTCTGGGAGATCGTAGAGGCTGAGGGATTCACAAGCCTTGGGCGAAAGCAGAATTTCGACTGGATGCACTTTCAGGCAACTTCAAAATAGAAAAGGGGGTGATTGAATATGGGCAAAGTAATTGCGGTTTGGAGTTTTTTCAATGGCAAAAAGACGGCAATAGGCGCTATCCTGTTTGCATCGCATGACCTTCTGATGGCGATGGCCGCTCTTTATCCGATTTGCGCCGATATCGCCGGACCAGTGAAGGAAGCGGCCTACATCTTTACTGGCGGTGGCCTCGGCCATAAGACTATGAAGTCTCTCCAGTGACAGGTGCGGTTGCCATAATCTCTGCTTTACTCGGGATAATTGGTGGATTCATCCAACGTCACTATGAGAAAGAAGCAATCAAGGAGCGGAAACGTGAAGAAATCGACAAAGCTATCCAATGCGATCCTCTTGATCTTTCTGCTATGCTCGACGATCTCCATGACAGGGTGCTGGAGAAAAACGGTTCTAGTGCCGGACAGCCGGGAGATAATCGAATATCCAGGGAATGACGGGTATTTGTGCCTTTCCAAAGGATATCTCAGGGAGGTAATGCGGGAATATCAGCGTTGCCTCGATAAATAAGCCTACCCCAGCGCCTACCACGGCGCGACACGCCTCCTTTCATTGTGCCATGCACACCCCCTGACCTATCAGGGGGACTTTTTTTCATGCCCTGCAAAATAATCCTTGACACCGGAAAAAATCGGGTATAGACTCCTACCATAAGCCATAATCCTTGGGACGGGAGACATGGGAAAATTTATTTCCAACATCACAGAAGTTAAAGGCATCCACGGAGGGCACCATCTCGCATGGTATCCCGTCCCAGGAGTACGCCACATCAAGATAGCCCGATGTGGAGCCTTGACCCGTCGGCCCTGAAGAGAGACTTCCGCTCTCTGATGGGCCGATTTTTTTAATTTCACAGGAGGAAAAAATGGGACTACGTGACTACGCAGTAAAGCGGGATTTTTTTATTATTTCGCACACTATGAGGGCGGTTTTGCCTTTTCCGTGCTGCTGGTGCTTTCACAAGTACAGGTTGGAAGAAGGCGATTATCCTTGCATAACTTGTGACCATAATCCGAATACAGACAAAGTTTTAGAGATAGCTAATTGCATAGGGGTCATTAAGGCGCTTGTGGAAATCGTACAAGATTATCACAAGGATGCAGGAGGATGCGATCATTCAGTAGGAATTTGCTTCTGTGGAGAGTACCGAATTCTTGACTATGCAGAAGATATCATAAACAAATACGAATCAAGAGGAGGAGAAAATGACAAAGGGAAATAAAAGGTTGCACGGTGAAAGCCAGTCCGGTTACAAAAGGAGATTGAAGAGAGAAAAGCAGCTGATAAAGGGATGGCTTCGGGGCCGCAGGATATGGAATCCTTCAATCAAAGGTTCCTATGTCAGGTCGGTCCACGGAGAGATTGGAAGCCGCTCATAAACTTAATAATGGAGGAGACAATGAGAACGAAACTGAATAAGATTTTAGACCAGCTCCAGATCGTAATCATAAATGCAGAGATGGAAGATTCAAAGAAGATCGTGAAAGATGCCGCTCTCGAAGCATGGAAGCTTACGAAGGAGATTGGCGACAGCATCCCGCCATCTTTCAAGGACAAATTGGGGGAATTTCTGAAGGCAAACGGCTGTGATGTTTTGGAGTGCGATGCTTGCGATCAAAACGTCAACCGGGCCGGTTGCACCCACCCCTCAAACCCTGGCAATCTCATCTAATGGCCTCCGAACTTGATTGGGTGCGTATTGACTGCATCCATTCGGGATATATAGAAGAGGCCGACAGGCTGATTGATTGCAGGATAGAGGACGGCGGTTGGTGGCTTTTCAAGATGATGTTGGCCGATGCGTTTAGGCCGACGAGTGTGGAGGTGATATGCCTTACGATAATAATTACCCTGTGGGCGTGACTACCAGCATGATTCCAGGATGGGAGGGGACGGACCCCGAGAAGTGCCGGGACGAAATCGCCGGGACGCGGGAATGCCGGAACCGCTGCGAGCCATACCAAGTTAGGGAGTGCTGCCGGGAGCGCCACCTTGATAAAAAATGCGTTGATAACTGCCCAATCTGTGAACAGGACAGACTTGCGGCGGAATACGAAGAGGAGGATAGGAAGGAATGCCAAAGGTAATCGACATAGAGTGGGAAAGGCACAAGGAAGCGAACTGCGCCGAGGATTGCAAGTATTGTGCTGCGAACGAAAAGGCCCGGAGAGCAAAGCGGAACTACAGGGGGAATAATAATCTCAATCCTAAAGGGTTGAATAAAATTGAAAAGGAATAAGGAGGAAGTCAAATGAGCGTAGAGAATAAAGACCTTGTTGTAACAGTAGACACGAACAATCTGGCGGTATTATTTGAAGGGGATGGAGCCGAACATTTGCTCCATAGGATTAAGGAGGAAGTGTCAAAGAACGAACTGGATGTTTCTACAGCCAAGGGACGGCAGGCAATCGCATCACTGGCTTACAAGGTCGCCAGATCAAAGACTTATCTTGACGAACTTGGGAAGCAGTATATTTCGGCACTGAAAGAGAAAGTCAGCATTGTCGATGGGGCAAGGAGAAAGCTCCGCGATGGATGCGATGAGATCAAGGATGATGTTAGGCGTCCGTTGACGGAATATGAAGAGGCCGAAGAGAGGCGCGTTTCATCGATCAGAGAAAAGATCGACCGGATCAACCTTTCTGCGGTTCAGAATTTCGACAACTCAAATCAGATCAATGGGGCCATTAAAGAAGTCAAGGGGATTGCCGTTGACGAATCTTTTGCCGAGTTTGCAGATGAAGCGGCCAAGGTCAAAAGCGATATACTCGAAAAGCTCGAAGCCAAACTCATCATCATGCGGCACAATGAGAAGGAGGCCGAAGAGAAAGCCCGTGCCGAACGTGAAAGGGTTGAGAGAGAGCAGAAGGAACGGGAAGAGCGTATCGCCAGAGAGGCCGCAGAGAAGGCAAGGATCGAAGCCGAGGAAGAGGCCAAACGGAAGGCGGAGGAGGATGACCGCCGCAGGCGCGAAGAGATCGAGCGTCACGAAAGAGAAAAGGCCGAGGCAAGGAAAGCCGCAGAGGAAGCCAAAGCCGCCGCAGAGAGGGCAGAGAAGGAGAAGGCCGAGGCTGCGGAAAGGGCAGAGAGGGAAAAGAAAGAAGCCTTTGAAAAGGCCGAGCGTGACAAGAGAGAAGCGGTCGAAGCAGAAAAGCGCCGCCAGGAAGAGGAGAGGAAGAGAGAGGCGGAAGAAACCAGGAAGCGGGAAGAAAACAAGCGGCACAGGAATAAGATCATCGGAGAAATTATCGAAGATCTTAAGTCCTCTAATATTTCGGAAAAAGTATGCAGGGACAGCGGAGCGAAGGAATTAATCGAGGCTATCCTTGATGGCAAAATCCGTCACCTTAAAATTGAATTCTAAGGAGGAAGTCAATGGATCATCCAGAGCAAAAAGACCTTGCATTAACAGCAAGGCATGAGGTTTCTACACATGCAAGCGTCCCGCAGACGATGGAGAGCATTCTTAAATATGCCATCGACAAAGGGGCCGGGGTTGAACAGATCGAAAAGATGATGGAACTTCAGGAGCGATTCGAGCGCAATGAGGCAAAGAAAGCTTACCATGTTGCGATGGCGAAGTTCAAAGCCAATCCGCCGAAGATCAACAAGGATGCGAAGGTTGACTACACATCGCAGAAGGGCCGGACAAATTATCGCCATGCTACCCTCGCAAACGTGACTGAAAAGATCAGTTCGGCATTGAGCCAGCACGGTTTATCGGCGGCTTGGGAAACAAAGCAGGAAGGAGAGAAAATCTTTGTCACCTGCAAGATCACCCATATTCTCGGCCATTCGGAAAGCACTACGTTGAACGCCAGCCCGGACAATTCTGGAAACAAAAACTCAATCCAGGCCGTAGGGTCAACGGTGACATATCTGGAACGGTATACGATTCTGTCACTGACCGGCCTTGCAACCCATGAAGATGATGACGGGGCGGCTGGCATCGATTACATTTCAGATGAGCAAATCATCATCCTGAATGAATGGATCGAAAGCACGGGGGCTGATCTTCGGCAGTTCCTTAAATATATCGGAGCTGAGGAACTTGACCAGATAAAGGCCCCCGATTTCAACAAAGCCTTGGCCGCTCTCAAAGCCAAAGAAAGAGGGAAAAAGAAATGATTATTCTTGACGTTGAACAGGGCACGCCAGAATGGCATTCCGCACGGTTGGGTATACCTACCGCATCGGTCTTCGACAAGATATTGACCACGACGGGGGAAATATCAAAGCAGCGCGAAAAGCTCATATACAAACTTGCCGGAGAGCGGGTCGCGGGTATCGCTGAAGATTCATATTCAAATGATGCCATGCTGCGCGGAATCGAAATGGAGGCAGAAGCGCGGTCACTATTCGAACTGACAACGGGCCTACAGGTAGAGCAAATAGGCTTTTGCTATAATGACGAGAGCAAGACGGTTGGATGCTCGCCTGACGGCTTAATAGGAGACGATGAAGGTCTGGAAATCAAATGCCCTTCAATCGCTGTTCATGTAGAATATCTCATCGGCGGGAAACTCCCGACAACGTACTTCCAGCAAGTCCAGGGCAGTCTTGCGGTTACGGGGCGCAAGAGGTGGCATTTCTTCTCGTATTATCCTGCGGTCAAGCCTTTTCATATCATCGTCGAACGCGACGAAATATGGATTGCAAAATTCTCGAAGGCGGTCAAGGAGTTTACCGAGGAACTGGAAGAAGTCTATAATAAATTGATGGAGGCGTGACAGATATGAGCGGAGTGAACAAGGCAATAATTGTAGGATTTTTGGGCAAAGATCCTGAAGTACGATATACCAAGGGCGGGACGGCGGTTGCATCATTTAGCGTGGCAACTTCTGAGAAATGGACGAACAAGGAAGGACAGAAGGAAACAAAGACTGAATGGCATCGCATCGTCGCATGGGGTAAGCTCGGGGAAATTTGCGGCGAGTACCTGTCAAAAGGGAAGCAGGTCTACATCGAAGGAAGGCTCCAGACGCGGGAGTGGGAGGACAACGACGGGAACAAGAAGCAGACGACGGAGATCGTCGCATCTACAATGACCATGCTCGGGCAATCTGGAGGTGGGGCGCAATCAGGCCAGACAGCAGGAGACGATATTGACGATGACGGCGAGATACCCTTTTAGCGATTCCTCCAATACCCTCCCTGTAGTGGGGAGGGGCTTTTTTAGAGCCCTTCGGCATGACGGATGGTTCCACAAAAGCGAAAGGATAACCCAATGAGAGTTCATTGCCACAAGTTCAGCGCAGTCAAGACAGAAGTTGACGGTATACGATTCGACAGCAAGAAGGAGGCAGAATACTATCGGGAATTGAAGCTGAGGTGGCTTTCCGGCGAAGTCATATTTTTTCTCCGCCAGGTTCCGTTTCATCTTCCGGGAGGAGTGACATACAGGGTTGATTTTCAGGAGTTTTGGGCCGACGGAACCGTCCATTTCGTCGATGTCAAGGGAATGAGGACGAAAGAATATATAATGAAAAAGAAGATGGTCGAGAGTCTTTACCCTGTGAAGATTGAGGAAGTATAACGAAAAGCTCACCGCGCTGGCGGTGGGGAAACCTAACTGACGGAGGATAATATGGCAAACCCAGACCCAAGTAGGAGAACGGACGAGGACGCCAGTCCGAGTGCAGCGGCGGGTTGTGCGACGGGTTCGCAAAAATTAAGAGCCTATCAAATGGGATATGCTGCTCATATGCAAGGGCTTAAAGTAGGGCAAAACCCTTACCGAGATGAAAATAGCGAAGTACATTGGAATTGGATGGCAGGATGGACAAAGGCCGGATTGGATAGAAACAATTAGGCGCACAACTAAAAACTAAGGAGGTTGCGGATGGAAACAAATACAGATCGTGACATGAAAATGATAGGCAGAGAGCTTACTGTTTATGGTGACAACCGTGGCAGCAACTCGGCCTTGAGTGAAGGGTTAAGTGGCAAAATTACAATTAGCCGAGTAACCTCTAACACCAGGGACGAAGACTACATGAGCATTGAAATCATGTATGACGGGAAAAGAGTAAAGGTAGAAATGGAAATGAAAGATTATGGATATGCTGTGAGTGGGCTTTCAATGCAGCCAGTTAAAGTGAGAGCCACTTAACGCCCAGGTGAGCGGTGGCCGCAGGCCATCCGAGCCGCAGGCGCTCTCGACCGTGTGGTTATCAAACGTTTACCTTACGGAGGTACTTAAAATGATTAAGATGACCAAGGCATTAGAAAATGCCATGAAAAAGTGCCCAAAAGACAAGTGGTTTACTAAATGGGATACGATCCATTTAAGGCGGGCCACTTATATGTTGGATAGGTTAGTTGATGCTGGAAAACTTGAATTTAGAATAAACGGAAGTTTAGAGAACCTCTATAGAGAATATAGAGTTTTATAACAATAAATTGAGCGCCGTGGTACACGGTCGGCTCGAATGTGGGGTTATGCGTTTTACTAAGGAATAGAGATTATGTTTGTAAAAAAAATGTGGCGCCTAATGTCAAATATAAAGTTCAAAAAAGCACCAATGTCTCCTCTTAAAAAAGAATTAATAAACCTTGAGAGTAGAATTGAAAAAGATAATGATCTTTTATCTGAAATAGAGCGTGATTTTTGGGAAAATGGAGGTACTTGCTGCCCCTCTTGCGGAGTTCGTGGATTCTCTGATCTTGTCAACAAGCAGGAGCGAAGAGAAAAAAGAGTTGCCCAAATTAGAAAAAAACTCAACATAGAAGCATAACATAAAAATCAGGGGCCTTCGCCCCTAGAGGAGACAGGAAGATGGACGTAGAAGAGTTGAAAGCACTACGAGCAAGATTGAAGTCGGGAGAGTATGACGGAGTTGATATAATGAATGCTGGGATAGCTATTGACGACCTTATCGCCAAAACAGCCGAGGGGGCGGAGGTCGCCCTGGATTGTGGTGTTATGCCTAACGGCCATTATTGGATTAACGATAAATCAAGATATGGATGGGAAGTTGTGAGAATACTAGGCGGTAATTTATACCGTTTCGGTATTAGTGGGGCGTGTAATTTAGATAAAAATAAATTTGAGTTTACACGGATAGAAGAGCCGAAATAGGCATAACATTCTAATATACCTACCGCTAGCGATATGTCACGACGACGCAAAAGCCAAAAAGCTGAGAAGTATCAGTGCGATAGAGTAGCTAAGAGGCTATCTAATATATCGGATGGCCCTCCTCCTGACTACCCTACTGCAATCAATCACCGTGACCATTGGAAACGAATTACTATTGAAAGCTCAGACGGCACAGTGGATGTGATTATGCTCTACATGGCTTTTGATAGAGTTAATAGTTGGAATCTCAAGGATGGTGACTTGCTCATTATGAACGACCGGAAGCGCCCGAAGAGGATAGGGTCTAACAGGGCAGGGGTATACATAGGAACTAAACTTGGATGTTACGGGAGGCATGATGAAGCCTAGAGTATTCCACCTCACGTCGTTGGATGCAATATCAAAGGCGATTGAGGAGATCAAGCTTTGCCCTTGCGATGGGAAGTTGAAAGTCACTATTTCGGATGCCGGGACGAAATCGGCGCGGCAGCGGGGGCTACAGTGGATATGGTACGGCGACATTGCGAAGTCTGGAAAGGGTGGGAGGCATTGCGATACGCCCGAGGGTGTTCACCTGGTTTGCAAATACCGTTTTGCTTTGCCGATATTCATTCGTGATAATGGATATTTTTCTGATCTATGGTCGATCTGGTATGCTGCATATAAAAGGGACGAGAAGAGGATATTGTTTTTCATTGATCGTGAAGTATCGACTGAGGAGTTTTCTACGTCTCAGATGGCCGAGTATTTGACGGAGATACAGAAGGATTGTTACAGCAAGGAGATAGTTTTGACCGATCCTGATTTTCGGGGTTTGCTTGATAAATAGAAGGAGGACGCATAGTGATGAATTGTTCATGTGGCACAGCGCTGACATATTCAACGCATTTGGTTACGACAGAGAATGGCAAAGCAAAGTGGATTAGGAAGCCTGTTGACGGGGTATTGAGGATTGAAAACTGGAGCTGTGAGACGTGCGGAAGGATACGATACAAGGTATGGGGAGAGGGCAACGTCCTTTTGAAAACATTTGGATGATTGATATTTTTAACCTTGCATCTTCATTTGTGGCTTGATAGAATATATCCGCTAAGCCTTCGCAAAGGTGAAAGATGAAATTAAATTTTGAAAACAGAGAGCCCTTTCCAAGGATGCCGGGAGCCGTAAGGCCCCGGAGTGGTACTTTCCCACTTGCGACGTCCTTGGAGAGGGCTTTGTGTTTTTAAGGGGGGTTTTATGTCTGACTACAAGAATAAACTAAAAGATCCACGTTGGCAAAAAAAACGGTTGGAGATATTAGAGCGCGATGAATGGTGCTGTCAGGTTTGTTATGATGGGGAATCGACTCTTCATGTTCACCATAAATTATATGAAAAAGACAAAGACCCTTGGGATTACGATAATGACTATTTAATAACCTTGTGTGATGTTTGCCACGAGAACGAAACTGATGACTATCACAGTATCAATAGATACCTTATTAAACAAATCAGGAGGCATTTCTTAAATAAAGACATAATGAAAATCTGCAACGGAATAGAGGATATGAAATTATGTCATACAAGTGAAATCATAGCTTCCGTTTATAGCCACGCATTTTCTAGTGAAGACATACAGAGACAGTTGGTTAATCTTTTTTTCTATGAGTTGAAGGAAAAACAACGTGGCTAACCCACAACTTGAAAACGGTCATACAAGGATTGCCAATGAGATATTGGAAGCCTTGATAAGAATCAATCTTTCCGGGCAGGAGATGAGCGCTGCTTTATACGTGATAAGAAAGACCTATGGATATGGCAAGAAGGAAGATTATATTGCCTTGAGCCAATTTCAAGAAGCGTTAAACATTTCTAAGACTAGGGCTTCACAAGTGATTAATTCTCTACAGTTAAAGAAAATATTAACGGTTAAGGAAAACATTAACGGTCTAACCAAGAAATACATATTTAATAAGTACTTAAAGGAATGGGATATACCGTCAAGGAAAACATTAACCGTTAAGGAAAAACGAAATGACCGTTCAAGTATTTCGAAAGAACCGTTAAGGAAAACCTTAACCACAAAAGAAACTCTTACAAAAGATAATACTACAAAAGAAATTATAACCGGTGCAATCGAATATCTTAATTTAAAGACTGAGAAAAACTTTAAGTCTAGCAGCAAGGCAACCAGAGACAAGATCATAGCCAGGATAAACGAAGGCTTTACCCTTGACGACTTCAAAAAGGTTATTGATAACAAAGTAGCCCAATGGAAGCATGACCCAAAAATGAATGCCTACCTACGGCCAGAGACGTTGTTTAGCCCGAAGTTTGAGTCATACCTAAACGAAAAGCCGGTTGACCCTAGATATTTACCGAAGCCCGAACCAAAGATGCCAGAGCCAAGGAGGTTGTGAGATGGATGTTCTAATAGCATGCGAATATAGCGGGATAGTTAGAGACGCTTTCATAGCTAAAGGCCATAATGCTGTGAGTTGTGATTTAGAGCCTACCGAAAGACCGGGGCCTCATTATCATGGAGATATTTTCGATATCATAGACGATGGATGGGATTTGATGATTGCTCACCCTCCTTGCACATACCTGAGTGTGAGCGGGATGCACTGGACAACGCGAGGGCTGCGTGACCCGCAACTAACAGAGGACGCGGTGGCATTTGTACAGCGCCTTATGGATGCTACGATTAAGCGGATCGCGATTGAAAACCCCGTGAGTGTGATTTCGTCACGTATTCGCAAGCCTGACCAGATTGTAAACCCATATCAGTTTGGTGACGATGCAAGTAAAAAAACCTGCCTTTGGCTCAAGGGGCTGCCATTGCTCAAACCTACGGCCTTCGTCGAGCCTCGACTGGTGTGCTGCGGGGCGGAAGTTATAAGCCGAGATAAATACGGATGCCAGGACTGCAACGGTGAGAAAGTGGCACGGCCACGGTGGGGCAACCAATGCGACAGCGGACAAAACAAACTTGCACCGTCGCCTGATAGGTGGAAAGAACGTAGCCGAACTTATCAAGGGATTGCAAATGCTATGGCTGAGCAATGGGGAATTACGAAATGAAACTCTTTGACCTGGACACCGAACGCGCCATTCTCTCCTGCATTATCTACGACAACGGGATCATTCCCGACGTGGTGGAGGTAGTCAAGCCGGATGATTTTCACGTAGAGAGCCACAAAGAGATATTTGCGGCTATGGTCGAGCTTTACTTTGACAAGTCTCCTGTGGACCTGATAACGCTGAGTGGTAGACTGCCGAAGAATATGCAGGCCATTTCACAGATTGCCGACGGCTTCAACCCTACCTCGATGTGGCTAGGCTATGCCAAGAAGGTCAAGGACTATTCTGACTGCCGGAAACTTTCGAGGATTGCCGACAACATACAGGAGGGGCTAAAGGAGGGGGTAGGTGCCGGGGAGATGGTCGGCGTGGCAATACAGGCCATTTTTGACCTATCTGTGGGCACAAATAGCAAAGCATGGTCGATGAAGGAGGTTGTAAAGGCTTCTTTTTCTCAAATAGAGGCCGCTTCAGAGCAAAAGGGAGTCGTTGGAATACATACCGGGTTGTTAAAGCTCGACGATGTGCTTGGAGGATTGAAGAACAAGCTTTATATCCTGGCGGCTCGACCTGGTATAGGGAAGTCGGCGCTTGCTAAGTGTATCAGCGTTGCGGCGGGGGAGGGAGACAAAAGCGTATTGGTATTCTCTTTGGAGATGCCCAAGGAGGAATTGGGGATAAGATATCTTAGCGGGGTGGCCGGGATAGATGGGAAGTCTTTGGAAAAGGGGCATTTGAAAGACGTTGAATATCCGAAACTCACAGACGCGGCAAGCAGGTTGCAGAAGTTCAATATCCATATCGACGACAATCCGCGCCAGACGGAAATAGATATCTGGTCGAAGTCAAAGAGGCACAAGGTCAAACACGGGCTTGATTTGCTCATTGTCGATTATCTTCAGCTGGTAAAGTGTTCGACCCCTACTGGATCAAGAGAGCAGGACGTGGCGAGTATAAGCAAGGCATTTAAGGCGATGGCGACGGACCTATCATGCTCTTGCCTCATCCTGGCGCAGCTGTCAAGGGAGTGCGAGAAGGCCAAACGACGCCCGATGCTATCAGACTTGAGGGAATCGGGGGGGGTAGAGCAGGACGCCGACGTGGTGGTATTCCTTCACAAACCCCACAAGTACGACGACAGCAAGCCGGAGGATTTGGTGGAGGCATTGGTAGAGAAGCACCGTGGCGGGCCGGTTGGGTACTGTGATTTGCTTTGGGAGCCTGAGACGACGAGCTTTAAGAACCGGGGAGACTGGAGATAGATCGTCAATCCGAAATTGAATTGAATGTCATCAAAGAAGAGTGGATAGCCGAGAGGTCTGCAATTTTGGAGCATATGGCTGATTTTCCAAGACCCGCGGCAGATCGGGAGGCGCGGCGATTGTGGATGAAGGAAGAGGAGAGGCTGAGAAAATTGATGAAGGAGGATTCATGGGGCCAAACATGGAAGAAATAGCGCAATATCTCGCAAAGCCGAAGATGTGGCACTCCAAAAAATACCGTGAGGCGGTCAGGAAGCTTCCTTGCTGCATCGGGGAGAGATGCCACGGGGATGTTGTCGCGCATCATATAGAGTCGGGCGGGATGAGGATCAAGTGCGATGACTTCAAAACGGTCCCGATATGCCACAAACACCACGACGAAGTTCACCGATTGGGAAAGGCTACGTTTCAGGCCGAATATGGGATCGACTTGGCCGAGGAGATATGGCTGGCCATGCGAGAGGTCATAAAATTAACTTTCAAGGAGGATTGAAGATGGAAGAAGGAAAGAAGATGATGGAGCAGGTTTCAAAAGACAGCATGAGCATTCCGGCGATGTTTTTTAAGTCATTCGAGGAGATTCAAAAGGAGATCCACAAGACGGCCATTGAAAAAGGATGGTGGGATGCAGACCGGAATGACGGGGAGTTGATAGCCTTGATTCATTCTGAGCTTTCGGAGGCGCTGGAAGCATTGAGGGAAGGCAATCCGCCTTGCGAGAAGACGGGGCATTTTTCGTCGGTAACGGTCGAGCTTGCTGATGCCGTCATCAGGATCATGGACTTTGCCGAGGCTCGTGGTTACTGTATCGCGGGTGCTATCATCGCAAAGATGAATTTCAACCGGACGAGGGAGAGGATGCACGGGGGGAAGAAGTTTTAAAAAAATGCGGCGGGGATGAAAATTTCTCTTGACTACCGGAACGGCTTACGATAGACTCCAGAATAGATGGATTGAAAACCTATAAAGGAGGGCAAAGCCATGAAGGTTGATAGGGAAGAAGCAAGAAGAAATCTTATGTTGGTAAAGGACAGGCTTAAAACTATATTAGTTTTTGCTGAAGACAGAAGAACAGATCTTATCAGCACAACGGCAAATTCGGCATTGATTTGTCTGGAAGACGCTCTCGAAAACCTTAAGATGGACTAATCAAATGAACTGCCCACACTGCCAGAAGCGCATCGACGACAAGATCATTGCAAGGCACTTCGCCTCTAGGGGCGGAAAACTGAGCAAGAGGGAGCTTGACACCGTGACGGCAAAGAAGATGGTTGCCGCCAGGGAAAAGAAGCGGGCCGAGAGAAAAGCCCAAGAAAAATCTTGAAAGGGAGGGATTGAAGGATGGCTATCAAGGAAGGGATTGGATTTGTCGAAACGAGGAAGTTTTACGGTATCGACCCGAGGGAGATCATTGTCGAGGCCGGATGGAACCCAAGGACGGACTTCTCGGGGGAAGAGGAGCTGATTCAGTCGATCACCGAGAATG